TACCTTAGGGTTAGCGACAAGAGATGACATAATAGACTGCTTGATTTGCGCCGTAATTATATCAACACCGATGATTTCATCGCATGGTACTCCGTTTACCATGTTGCCTTTCATGAATAGATTGTACTGCCCCTCAATATTGACATAGTAATTGCAGCTACTGTTATCCAAGAGCGCTACATCAGTAGAATTGAGGGGTTCTACTGCAACGCCGGGTTCAGACTTTAAATCCAAGTCGAATGACTGTGTCCCACTGTTTTCTCCACATGTGTATCCAACGATAGAAGCTACAGCATTTGCGGAAGTCGAATACTGGACCAGCGTGCGCTTGTAATTGTTCTTCTTCAGCAAGTCGCACAGATTATCTTTGCTGTTCGTTTTAACATCTGCATCCGCAGTTGTAACAAACATCAGAGAAACCGGTTTTGCAGTCTCAATGTATGATGCCATGGAGACAATATCTTCCTTTGTTGCACTCAGCGGAACACAGATGTACCATGTTGTGTCTGCTTCTCTGCACGCTGCCAGTGCCGCCGATGCTGTTTCTTCTTCTCCTTGTACGCCAATCAGGAGCTTGCTCGGAGAGTTTGTCTGCCCAAAATACAGCTTAGCTGCTGCGACTTCGGTACTATTTTCAGCGAATCCGGCGGCAATTAGTTCATTGATGCTTCCGAAACTTTTTACACGGTCGGCGGTGGAAATAACCGTATTTTTTGACATAAACATTGCCAGCGAAAAGTTTTCCGTTTGGGAAGACTGTGCTGGCAGATTGACAATAATATTGATGATTGAACTCAAATCTAGCATTCTTCTTCAATCCCTTCATCTGTTTTAACTACGACTCTTGCGCTTGCGGCAAGGCCAATTTCTTTGTTTTCGGTGACAAGCTGGTTAAAATCTGCATAGAGGTCATAGCGCTTGTACCACTGTGTCCCCAGTAATTCCGGAATAAATACCGGTTCCGGGACATCCGTAACAAGTGACATTCCTGCACTTCTGAAAATTTCACGGATATCGTCATCAAATAGGCGCTCCCGTATTTTATCGGCATTCTCGAACCCGTTTCCTCCGTACGTCTGCCAGATAATACGGATGTTCCTGCATCTGTGTGTCTTTTTCTCAGCTGTTTTATCGCCAAACTTCCCATATTCAACATCAATCTGTCGGTTGAGTGGGCTGTCACCGAACTCGACCAAATAATACGCAAGGTCTTCATCTGGTTTATTCAGCGCCGCAGGGCTGTCTGTATAATTCAATGGCCGTATGTTTTGCGGGTTGGCCTTATAGTCGATTCCTAAGGCCGTACAGGTAGCCTCATAAGCGACTTCCATTAAATCCATAAACAAGCTCATGCGGATGTCCCCTCTTTCTGGCAGACCGCCTTATAAAATCCATAACGTGACCGGTCATAGACAGTCAGGACCTTATATCGGGCATCGTCTTCTATGACAATATCAGATATGTTGTTTTCATCTGGGTTTTGCCGAGTCGTATATAATGGGATTTCGGTGTATACGTTAATGTTTCCCAGTGATATGTCACCCTGTGCCGTCTGACCTGTGTCTTTGGTGCTGCTGGCGTGGGAAATGACTCCGGATGTCGTGATAGTCTGCACCTTTTTAACGTACCGTGGGCCTTCATAGCGGCCACCACTGGCGCGCTCTATGACAATCTTTTGATTGAAGTCCGGGTCATTCAAGACATCGGACATATCAATCATCCTTATCACCGTCCCGAATGATATAGGTAATGCTCTGCCGCAGCGCGCCTGTATCAATTAGCGGCTTGTCAGAACCTTTTGACTTTATCGTTTCGGGAGAGTTCGGCGCCCAACCATTTTGGGGATTTGTAAACCACCCGCGAACCGCGCTTTGTGCTTCTGTTCCGACAGCTTCAAGGGCCCTCTTGGTATTTCCACCTGATATTTCGGTTAATGCTGCATTTTTCAGCATTTCGGAAAGGTCCTCTTTTGCGTTCTCTATTGCCGGTTCAATAATTGGACGCGGCGGGACCTGAAAATTCATGCTTCCGTGTTCATGCAAATACATTTGCAGAGCGACGCTGTATTTCGTCCCTTTGTCAATGTCTTTCTGCATTTCTTCTCTTGCTGGAATTGACCTAACCCCGTTTGTATGTATGTAGACAAGGTCCGCATTGTCGACTTCGTCCCCATTGCTGTCGGTTCTTTCGGACCCTTTCGGTACGCCAACAGCTACTTTCTGTGAAGATAGCTTTTGTATGCGTTCCATAAGGGACTTCACGCCTTTAAAACTGCTTACCATACAAACATCCCTCCCATTCCTGCAAGCTTTACAAACGTAGCAAGCTGCTGCCCGTATGACGTTAGTTTAAGCGCCCCGAAGCCCTCAAAATCCGACATAATTGAATTAGTGTCATAGCTTTTTGATACATCTCCAACGCTTTCGGATGCTATGGGCGCTGCGCTTTCTCCGTTCGACTTAGCTGCATTTGCAAACATAGTACACAAATGTGCCGTATAAAGTCCCATGCAGAGTTTCCAAGACTCGCCATACTTTGAATATGGCAAACTTGAATCTGCTATGGAAATGAAACTTTCGATTGCAAAGCTTGGAATGTTGGTTGCCTGTTCAAACTGCGGAAAATCTTCGATAAAATCCGAATAGCTATAGTCCGGATTGCTTCCTCGTCCTATGTTTGCTGCTTTCGGTATTTCTTCTGCCAGATAATCATTCGTTTCAACAGACATATTCCATTCTCCTTTTATCTTATTTTGCCTTTACGGCTGCTTTCGGCGCATCATTGTTTGCAGGCTGTACACCAACAAAAGTGATGCTGCTGTCATTGACACACGCCTTGAAATACTCGTTGTCAGGGAGCCAATCCGGAACGTCTCCCAGATATCCTGGATGAGTTTCAAAGGTTCTGCCATCTGGGCCGTCAAAATGACGGGCCACGTTGGCAGAGATAATTGTCTTATTTGCCATTGTTCTCTTCCCCCCTTAAATACCGTCGAAATATCCGATTGTCTGGTTGTAGAACATTTCCACTTCGGAAACGTTGGCCGCGTAGAGAGTGTCCATTGCCAGTGCATCGGAATTATAGATTGTACGGCGGCGGGTAAGAGGCTGAAGCTCTTCCACAGCGATAAAGCGGGCATCGTCAACATACACAGCCATACGGTCGGTGCTAGATGCACCTGCGCCCTTAGCGTAATTGCTCATGCCAAAGACAAGGTCACCGCCATTGATATTGCAGATATTGTTTTCCTGCAGGAATGTCAGGATTGTTTTTTCTGCAAGTGGGGAAACCTTTGTTGTGGCAATGTAGTTGTACTGCCCAAACGGGAGCAAAATGTGGTTCGGAATAGCGCTCATGTCATTCCCAGAACGCTCCCATACGGTTGTAATGGCGCCGTTGATATCGTCCAGGATCTCATCGGCCGTCTTATCTTTCCAAGTGGTCTTTGTGCTGGCGCCTTTTGCAACACTCTGCGCAATAACATTTGGATTGTTCAGCAGACCGGTTGTGCCATAATCGGACAGGCCAACAAACACATTGGCATCCATATGTTTTTCATAAGCCAGGCGCACGCCGTCAGTCAGCAGCTGGTCAAGGCTGCGGCCAGTAATCTGTGCACGTTCTGCATCAAATTCATTGATGCGCAGAAACATAGCCACAATGTGGGCTTTGTACAGGTCCTTACCGAAGTTTCCCTGTACGACCGGTACGCTGTTAGAACCGTTTGCATGGACTGGGCCGTTAGCTGTGCCACCGGACAGGCCATAGTCAATGTTCAGGTTAGACGCATATTCCGCCCAGCCGCCGCCTACTTTAACGGGAATGTTCTTTTCCCATGTATAAGTCGTCAGAGGCTTCCGGACGAGTGTGTCTCGTTTTTCAAGTTCAGACATAAGGAAAGCGTTTGCAGAAGACGGTGCTGCATCGTTCGCCATCATTCCCATAACGGTGGAAGATGTGCCTGCACCGTTGGAAATATGTCCAGCACTGTCAATCGTGTATTTTGTAGAGCCAATATTGTTATAAGGCATTGTTTTCCCTCCTATCAGGCATTGTTTCTGGTTTTCAGTACGATTTCAGCAACACCATTTACATCTGCTGCAGAACCAAATACGGCGTTAGTAATCTGGATTGTGTTCGTGCCGTCCGCCTCTGCTTCAATTCCACCGACCGGGGTTGTTGGTGTACCGGCAGAAATCCGTACATATACATTTCCATCAATGGCCGGTGCGTTAACTGCCGCGTTGCTCACATATACGGATACGGCGCCACGCTCAAATACAGGCATAGCCTGTTCTGTGGTGTACTCACCAACGGACTGGTCCGGGTAAGACAGCGCAGACTTTACCTGTGCCGCTGCAATGCCTTTGAACAGGGCTGCTGTAGGTGCCAGACCGGCTGTGCCTGCGGCCGCTACGCCGCCAGCAACGGAAAACACAGGAGCACCAAACGGAATGGTTTTATCTCCTGCATTCGGGAATGTCTTGATAAGCATATCCGGCTGTTCTGCATAATGACCGGGAAATCCATTGTTGAAAGTTGTTCCAATCACTTTTCCAGGCATATTATTTAACCTCCTTGTGGTGCGGATTCATATTGTCGTAGTCGTTTTGGACGGTTTCAAAAGCCTTCTGCTGCTCGTTTAAAACAGCAGAATCATGTGCAGAGCGGTTCTTCGCCGCTTTGGACGTAGTGCGTACAAAAGCGGAATACCCGGAGTTGTCACGCGGAATGCCATACTGACGGCGGATTTCCGCAGCTGCATCTTTAGCTGCCATTTTGTAAGCTTTCGGGTCCTTAATGGTGTTGCGCAAGGTTGTCTGTACAACAGAAGCCGCTGCCTTGGCAGCATCACGCGCACAGGCTTTGTCTGTGATTTCTTCTGCTGGAGCAGTTACAGACGGCTCTTCCTCCTCTGGGCTTTCGTCCTCTTCCTCCTTTTCAGGATTGAGCTCTGGGTCTTCATTGTTCGGATTGATAATATCCTCAAGTTCATCTTCAGACTCTTTCGGAGCAAGAGCGGCCTTTACATCTTTCAGCAGGTCAATGGCTTCTTTCAAAAGCGCGTCTGTGCTCGATTCCTCATCGTCTTTTGCTTCTTCCTGGGACTCTTCCACAGGAGGCTCTTTCGGCTCTTCCTTTGGAGATTCCTCATCTGGCTTGCTTCCCATTTTAGAGATTTTCTCAAGGTCATCTGGCGACATGTCTTCATCTTTTGCGGCAACTTTCAGCAGTCTTCCAAACCAATTGCCTTTTTTCTTTTCTTCGTTCATTTTTGTGCCCCTTTCTAATGGCTTCTCATCTTTGATTGATACGCGGTGCCCGGCTCGGCCTTTTGGTACAACAGCAATATGATTGCCCCGGATGTTGCGCTGCTCAAACGTACCGTTTTCATGCGGAAAAAGGGCATAATTATACCCACAGCTGATTTCACGTTTTCCACCATTCTGGATTTCGTCAATCAACTGTGGGTCTGTTATGAATAGGTCCGCTATCGTCATTCCAGCGTTTGGACCTGTCCCTTTTCTTATGTTTTGTGCGTGTCCTTTTTCATACAGCTGTATATTGTCTGCCGTTACATCTTCGGAGGGGTGGCCATCTGTAACAGGCTTTCCCTCAAAAGACGCCATAGCTTCCGGACTGAAAACTTCTTCTGGGCGGCGTATGACTTCATACTCCGAATCCCCATCCATTTCCATCTCACGTGCTAGGTACTTCTGTGCACCTATACGATTAATCGGGACGTCATAGCATATAAGATATCCTTCTTGTGACATGACCATATGCGGACTGATTTTGGATCCATAATAAGCAATAGGCATTTACTCACCTCCTTTCGCTGCGTTATCAACCTGATACTTCGACAAAAGTTGTGAATAAATGCGGTCATGGTCATTTTCATCGTTCGTTATTTCTGCAATTTGTGCAATGTCTGTTTGGGGACACATGGTCAGTAAATTCAATCCAATTGCGATTGCATCATTTTCTGCCTGCTGTGCCTGTTGCAGGGCCTGCACATACGTTAGTTGCTGCTTGTCTTCCATCGTTACACCTCGATTCCAAAGGTCTTTTTAAACTGCTGCTTTGTCATAGATGATATCTTCCCGTCCGCATAAACTCTATGTGGCCATGATACATTCTTCCACAGCACTACAGGAGCCGAATAACAGCGGCAGTTATAGATATTTCCCGCCTGATAATGCCCGGCGCTCTTTTCCCCTACCAGCTCTTCTGGGGCGGGCGGGTCGCTGAACCGGCAAAGCACATTGTCCATGTTCTTGTGTGAATTCCTCACACGAACGTCTTCTGACGTGTGCCATATATACCAGTCAAGGCCTATATCTTCCGACCTAGCCTGCGTCAGCGCGCTCATTGCCTTGCTGGTTTCAGTCCGGGCAATCACCTTAGCATGCTTTTCCGTCATATTCCCGACCATTTTCTTAAAATCGGCGTCCCTATATGCTGTGCGGCGGCCTTTAAACGCCTGCTCCTGCATATACTTTGCCATATCCTGCGTTACGTCTTTTGGAATTGTCTTAATGTACTTCGCGTTATCCGCGACTAGTTCCTTTACACGTGTGCCGGTGTGCGTGTCCTCCATGAGGTTTTCAAGGCTGTTCCGTATCATATCGCCTTGGCTGGACTTTCGGGCTGCCTGGCGCCATGTACGCGCATTCTCTTCAAGTGTATTCGTAATGAATGTCTTTGCCAGCGACTGTACCCACTGATTAAAAGGCTTTGACTGCTGCGCATGAGTCAGCTTTTTAAAGACTTTATCGAAAGTATCATCTTCCAATATCTTATCTGACAAAAAGTTACCCAATTCCCGCAGGGCAGATTTATAAGAAGCTTCTATATGCTTTCTGGCTTCCCATGCCTTGAACTTCATTTCTTTGCCTCACTCCCTCACACAGGGCATAAAAAAGCCGCCTCGAAAGGTGGTTACTTATTCTGTTGGAATTATCTTAATTGCCTTCCTTGTCGGTATGCTTCCCGTGCCTCATTCAGACTCATTTCGTTGGCACCGCCTTCAAGGTCGGGCTCATCTAATTGAACCCCATCATCTTCCCAGCCACATAC